CTCTGGCGAACGTGGCGGACGGTCGTCGTCGCACTTGTTCTGGATCATTGCGTCACGCAGCACCATCAAGCTGGCGATAGCCTTGGTGACGTGGCTCATGCCGCTGTCCGGATCTTGGTCCTCGCCCTCCCAGTAGCTGAACAGGTGGCGGATCGTTGCGTCGTAATACACAGACGCCCTTACGCCGACACCACGAAAGTTATGACGCCCGTACTTGAGAGCGCCTTCCATCATTGCTACTCCTACCTCTGCCATTACTGGAGCAGAGACAGTAGAGAAGGGAGCTTTCTTGATACCGACAGTGTCTTTCGGGTTCGTTGGCTTCTGGGTTTTTTCCGCAGATTTTTTACCGACGGTTATCGGGTTTTCACCGACGATTATCGGGAAGGTTTCGTCCCCTATCTCTTGGTGGTGACGCCAGTAAATGATGTCGCCACCTAAACCAGAGTGCTTCCAGTAAAGCTTCTCTGCAGCTCTTTCCATAAGCGCTTCACCGCCACGCAGAACAACATCGACTAAGCCAGATGGTCGCCACTCCCCTTTCTTAGCGCCATTCCACGCTGTCCAATGGGCGACGTGCTCTTCACTCATGTCGCCGTACATATATAAGCGCTCGTTCTCCTTCATCTTGCGCATATATTCGTGCTCATCCATTACCGTTCTCCTTAACTAGGCTCTGGCACTCAGCCAGCAACTCCTCTTGCGTTCCAAACATCTCTTCGAACCTGCGCTTCCAAGGGTGGACGGACACGTAGGAACCCGCACTATCACCGCCTTGGTGATGCAGGTAGCAAAGAGGAAGCGTCTTGAAGTGAGCGTCAGTCTTCGTGCGTCCATCGATGTGGTGGATTGATACTCGTGGTTGATACATGCCAAGCTGCTTGCATGCGATACAACCAAGCTCACCTATCGCATCCATCCATAGGCGCTCTTCTGCTGTCGGCGTCCTACCCTTCACGCATAGACCTTTCACACTCCGTAAACATCTCGTCGATCAGCTCCTTTGTTAGAGGAGCACTCGAGTAGCTGCTGCGCAGGGCGTACTTGTACCAATCCAACTTGAAGCCAGTCGGCTTGAATGAGAAATTAGGCTGGACCAGAGCACACGTTTCCGCATGCTTGTTCTCTGCACTCCACGCAGCCCACTCTTTCTCGTAGTCGCATGTGCAGTGGACTGCGCAGGAACTTGGGTACGACAAGCCATACCTCCCGCAAAGCTCCTCGATCAGAGTCTGCGCTTCCTTAGAGAAGTACTCAGTCGTGTCGCGGATCTTCCGGTACTCGATCTGGTAGCAGGCCTCTGCGTGCTTGTGCTCCTTGTCCCACTGCCACTCCTTCTCGTCGTAGCCACAGTCGCAGTCGCCCCAGTAATAGGGCTGCATGCGAAAGACATCGTTCTCGAATACCCACTCAGAATCCGGCTCCTGCCGACTGCCGTAGCAGTCGAAGCCAAGCCTCTCCATCCAACCGACGAATTGATCCTGCAGGTCGCGGTCCACCTCATAATCCCCGCGACTGTTGCCTAAAATTAAGTTACCCAGTTCCATACCCGACTCCTCAATACTTCTTGCCACCAGCCTTCATGCGGTTTTCAACCTTGTGATCCTCGCGGCTCATGTTGTAGAGGATCTTTTCCATGATGGCGTTGCCAATGTCTAAACCCTTGGCACCAGCTAGATCGAAGATCCGGATGACGGCATCAGCGAGCTCGACCTCGAGGCCTGAGCGGTGCGGCAGCTTGTCGTCCATCAATCCCTTGCGGTCCGCCTCCATCGCCTCCGCCACTTCGCTGACGATGAGCATCAGCACCTCGCCGACATTGCGTGTCTCATGCGTTGACTGACCGGTCTTAAGATCCGTCCACCAGCCAGCGGCTTTGTTGATGTCAAAGATCGTGCGTGACAGTGCCGTCACCACTGATGCGTAAATGACAAGCGCCTCATGCGACTTGCCGCTGTAATCTGATGGATCAATCATGTGTTGTAAGCCTTCCGTTCTAGTCGCAGCGTTGCTGCCTTTGTTCTCCAGTACTCGAAGGCTATCTCTCTCGCCTTCAGCTCTGCCTTTGCATAGGCAAGGTCACCCTTGGCAACCCCATGTGAGAGCCTCGCTTCATAGACCGCATCACTTTCGTCTGCGTACCTTGCTTGCGCGGCTGCACTCTTGTTGCCGTTCATCTCGCCCTCGAGCATCGCCTTAGCAATGACGCGCTTGACGTCGGCCTCTGTCTTTAGGACGCGATACTCCGCATCCCTCAGCATGACGGCGACTTCGCGGATATCCTGTGCGAAGTTCTCTTCAGTCATCTTCGCCGACCATCATGCGGATGTGTTCCATCTTCGCGATCTCTAGCGTCGAGATGATGTCGGGGATGTAGGCTTCCGTAGACGCCATGAACAGTCCGCCGTTCTTCCTCCAGCCAACAAGGAACAACGTGTCAAACGCCTGCGCATCATCGAGTGCTGCGGTCAGGATTACTTCTGGCGGGATCTTTTCGAAGGTAATGTCTGGCCCTCCCTTGGGAAAACGGATCACGTTGTCGTTGTCGCTCATATAAATTCCTCTTCCATATCAACAGCCGGAGCAGGCTGAGAAAAACTCACATACTTTCGCGGCTGCTCTCCGCGCCTACCAATGAACTGCATTGCTTTGCCGCCCCAATAGGTTCCGATCCATCCTTCCCACTCACCATTGCGCTGCTTGCTGCAGGTGAGGCGGGAGTCGGGGACGGCCAAGAGCTCAGGCGGAACGGGCTCATACTCGCTGAGCTCCGACATCTCGCGTTCTTTCTTCTTGTTGCGCCAGATCGTGAGGACAGTGTCCGCCAAGTCTGTAATAGAGCCGGAGCCCTTCACATCCATTTTGCCGGTTGGGGTTTCCTCGTTCTCGCCCTTCCGCGAGTGAGTGACTAAGAACACTGTGGTTCCAGTCGTGTTCTTGAAATCGCATAGCTCCTCCATAAATCGTTTCTGAGCACTGTAATCGTCGTCGTCGATACCACATTTGGACATGTTGTCTATGATAAAAACATCAATGCCGTATTTCTTACGTGCATAACGGAAGACCTCGAGCATCTTCGTTGTCTTAGCTGTGCCGACAAGATCGAAGAGCCACAGCTTCTGCGCATACCAGTCGATGCATGCGTTGGCATAGGCCGGTGTTGGATCTCCAGTTGCTATACCCGCTGCCTGTCTGGTCAGGCGTGTGAGCAAACGACGCGCTGGCATTTCCATCGACGCGATGCATACACGTTTGCTCTGAGCCATTGCGTCCAAAGCGAACTGTCCCGCTAGCTGTGACTTGCCGTGTCCGTTTACACCGTTGAGGATCACGAGCTCCGCATCGCGGAACCGCAAGTTGCCTTCAAGATCTTCGAGCAATGGCTGGAAGCCACGGCTGTCTTGGTCGTTGTTGTACAGCTCGCGAATGATGTCCTCGCGATAGTCTGTTGCGCAGCGCAGCTCTTCCGGATCGTAGCCAGCGGCCAGATCGCGGATCGCTTTGATGTCCACGCCAGCCAATAGGCAATCGTTCAAATCCTTGTGCGGCAAAGAGGCACGGATGCAGCGGTGAATGCCAAGCCTGTCAGCAATCTCTCGAGCCGCGAGCTCACCCTCTTCGTCCATGTCCAGCGCCAGCACGATAGTTTCGAAGCGCTCGAGGTTGTCGAACTCGTTCTCGATCCATTGCTGCTTCGCACCTTTCCCTCCGCCAAAGGGAACGGACATCGCCGACACACCCATCTGGTATCCCGCCATCGCGTCGTACTCACCCTCAGTGATCCATATCTCTCGAGCATTTGGATCAACTGCTTGCCAGCCGAAGAGACACGGCATCTGTCCTGCGGATGTCGGCCCCTGCTTCTTCTTGTCCTTGGTGTCGCGGAACTTGATCATCCGCGTTTCACCGTTGGGATCTATGAAGGGGAACAGGATGCGGTCGCCGTCAACGGCGATGCGAAACGCCTGCAGCGTGTTAGAAACAAGACCGCGTTTTTCTAACAAGTACTCCTCTATCGAAGAGCCCTCTACCTTGCGGATGCGCTCAGGTTTTATAGGCGCTTGGTATTCCTTCTGCGTCGTGACGAATGATGGGCGCTCGACGCCAAGCCACGAGCGGATTTCATCCATTGCTTCGATCAAGCTCAGATTGTGTACCGCACGCCAGAGGTCGACCAAATCGCCGCCACTCTCTCCAGTTGAGAAGTCGCTCCACACACCAGCCTTCGGGCCAGTCATGTGGACGCGCAATGACTGCCCCTTCTCCCCGCCTAGTCCGCCGACGCAGTACTCAGCGCCGTTGATAACTCCTGCTGGCATGAGATGCCGCAGCGTTGGAAGCATGTTGCCGTTGAGGCGCTCCGATAGTTCCCGTAAATCCATTTCAGTAGCTCCGTTCGCTCTTACCGTTCACCGCTTGATCTAGTGCTTCGATCTCTGCCTTCATCGCCTTAAGCGAATCCCACAACTCTTGATTGTCTTTCTCTCGCCGACATCTATCGAGAAGCATTTCCTTCTTGTAGCGAAGATCGTCGAGCTTCTCGCGTGCTTGCTTGAACGACATGCCAGCCATTGGGTTTGTTGCGGCGTTGGCATTTCTCTTCGGTAGGAACATTCCTTGCCAGCCACCATTGATGTTGTGGTCGATGATCTGGCGAACCGACAGCCCTGCCTCTACGCCTTCACGTAGGACGTTGATCGCTAGCTTCCGCGCCTGATCCGTCAGCGGTTTCTTGATCTGCTTGCGCTGCTCTTCCCAATCGGACCATGCATCCGCATCAATCCAATCCGGCAGAGAGAAGGCGTCAGCCTTCTTACTATTCCCTTTATTCTCTTCTTTCTCTTTATTCCCTTTATTGTTCTGTGTCGCGGTGGTGTCGCGGTCCTGTCGCGCCGCTGTCGCGGACCTGTCGCTCTGCCCTTTAGGATCGAGCTGGAAAGCGTTGTAATTATTGATAGAAATGATGGTGACACCTGTCGCGCTGTCGACACACACCATGTCGCGGTCAACGAGGCGAGTGAGAAAGCGATTTGCCCAATCTTTGCTGCGTTCTAGGTGTGTAGCCATGTCCCGTACTGACATCGCAAGCTGTCCACGCTGCAGTTTTATGGGGCGATCTTTGTAGCGCACATCTACTTCTCTCCACGATGCTCGCAACACCATCCATGCAAAGGCCATAGCCTCCGCATCAGTGCGAAAGATCGAGTGATCCAATAGACGGCGGTAAATAAGGACGTAACCGCCCAACTCATGTGACATTTAAAACCTCCAACTCTGCGGTCCTTAACCGCTCCTGTGTGTTCGCTTAAAACTGTGACGGCAGGACCAATGCGAAAATTGGAGGTTTCGCACAAGCGAACATTGGTCGGTTCCCGTCGCGATACGGTAGCCGTCACATGCTGTACATATTTCCGCTTTTCGAATTGCACAAGAGGAAATGTGTCGGCGTTCTACGTGTTAGCTGTGGATTTTTTCTACGCAGCTTTTTATGTGTGATGCAGGAATGACACAGCCGTAAACTTTTTCCACATGTTTCGAAACACAGGAATTGACGCTGGAAAAATAGTCTCTATGTTGTGCTTCAACACGACGATGCGTGTTAGCAGAAAGGAATGTATATGGAGACTGTTTCAATTCCCAAGACGAAGACCGTCTGGGAAACTCTCTCAGCCATAAACGTCAACGAGAACATCGAGAAGAAGAATGGCTTCTCTTATCTGTCGTGGTCATGGGCGTGGGCTACGTTAATGGACCACTACCCGCATGCTGAGTTCTACTTTGAGAACCAGTCGGGTGAGTTCGGTGACCTGAACAATGATGGCGTCATCCGTTATGCGGATGGAACGGCTGAGGTTCGTTGCGTGCTGACTGTTGAAGACATCACCCACACGATGTGGTTGCCGGTGATGGACTACAAAAACAACGCCATCAAGAACCCAAACGCACGCGACATCAATGACGCAAAAATGCGTTGCCTCGTAAAGGCAATGTCACTGTTTGGACTTGGCCTCTACATCTACGCTGGTGAGGATCTTCCTGACGCCAGCAAGCAGAAGCCTACTCCTGCTCCTGCTCCTGCTCCTGCTCCTGCGCCAGAGACTGGTCTGGTCGACGAGAAGGCTCAGCTACTGAAGGCTGTCACTGAAGCGGCAACCCTCGATGATCTGAAGGCAGCGTTCACTAAGGCCAGTAAGTACGCACGCAATCGCAATGATGATGTGCTCTTTGCCGAAGTCACGAAGACCAAGGACGCACGCAAAGCTGCGCTCTCGAAGTAAGGATCGATTTGATGGAACAAAGAAGTGACGAGTGGTTTAAGGCGCGTGTAGGCGTCATCACTGGAAGTCGCGTCGGTGGCATCCTTGGAGTAAACCCCTTTCAGAAAGCCGAAGATGTGATGCGCGATATGGTTCGTGAGCACTTCGGAGCTGATAAGGAATTCACTGGCAACGCCGCCACCAATCATGGCGAGCGGATGGAGCCTGTGGCCTTGGCGTTCTACGAGTCTGTTGCGGGTACCACAGTTACGCAGACTGGCATCGTCAAGCACGATGACTACGACTGGCTTGGCGCATCACCTGATGGACTGATCGGTCTTGATGGTGGCTTGGAGATCAAGTGTCCGTACTGGGCTAAGACGCCCTACTCCGTACACGAAAAGCCAAGCTATTACGCGCAGTGCCAGCATGTTATGGAGGTGTGTGACCTCCAGTGGATGGACTTCTTCTGCTATATCAGAGATGACCTGTATCTGCTGGAACGGCTAGATCGAAATCCAACTTGGTTCGCCGACAACTTTCCAAAGCTTGAGGCATTTCGCAAAAAGTACCTCGAGACAATCGCGGATGAATCTAAGGCAAAACTTTATCTCGATACGGAACTCTCTGTCGTATCAAACGTGCGCAGTGAGTTGATGTCGGACCTCTTTCTTCAGATCAAGGAGAAGGAGGCTGATATGGCTCCGTTGAAGGAGGCATACGAAGCTCTCAAAAAGGAACTGGGCTCTGAGTTCGGCTCCTTCCAGACGGGCCGCATCAAGGTATTGAAGGTGGAGAAGAAAGGGGCGGTAGATCATGCCGCCATTTATAAAACCGTAGACGTTGACAGTCTGCTAGCTGCAAAGGGTAAGTCCATTGACGCTTTCAGAAAAGATCCTGTCATCAGCTACATCGTCAAAAGCATAGAGGATTGACATGGGACGACCGAGAAAAGATCACCAGAACCGTCTGGTGCAGACAACGATTGACGACGTGATGTATCGCGCATTGTGCGAGATGTCCATTAAGGAAGACAGGCCTATCGCTGGCGTCGTGCGACAGGCAATCAATCTCTATCTTGCGCACATTGATCGTATGCGCAAAGTAGAACTCTCATAAGAAAGGCACAAGGATGGCTTACGAACAAAAACCGAATACGTTTTCTCTTTTCCGCGACAGCGAGGAGCGGATCGAGGAACGCAAAAAGTTCTACAGCGAGAAGGGTTGGGACCCTGAAGGCGTTCCTATCTACAGCGGTAGGATGCTGCTCGAGGGTGGCGAAGAGCTGAACATCGAAGCTCGCGTGATCGATGGTGCGAAGGGCAAGTTCTTTGCCGGTCGCGTGTGGAAGAAGAAGCTAGTCGATGCACCAGTGCAGCGGCAGGCACCTCCACCACAAGACGATCTGGACGACGCACCGTTCTAATAAATAACAAATGGGAGGGGTGGCTTGTAGTCACCCCTTCTTAGGTAAATGGAATGACACTACTAATTGCTTGCTTACTGATCTATGTCGGTGGACTGCACAATATATGGTACGTGCTGGCAACTTGGCTCTGGGCTATGAAGTGGTTCCTTAAATATTGGGGTTCTTTAACTGATGTTGGTGATTGTTAGAAACGAAGGATCTCTTGTTTATGGAGGCGAGAACCTGACGGAAGACTTGGAGCAGACCTTCGACCACGCAATTGGTGTGCGGAGGATTGGTCAGAGTGCGGCTGGTGAGTTCGCTGAGATCTCTGTTAAGCGCAGCGATGGATCAGAGGAGCTCTTCCAACTGGATCATGAGCGCAAGGAGTACACCGTCGACGGCATCGTCGTTGTTGCTCTCGTTGGCTTTATTAGATGGAAGGCTGAGGACCGCGAACGACGGAAGCCAGCAGTCAGGCTGGGGTTCGATGCCCCCCGCTCCTACAGATTGGTAAGGGATAACGCGATCAAGCGGACGGAATAAGTTAAATAGGAAGGTTGTGGTCGAAATGGATTGTATGATGACGACTGTGGGTGCCTCCAACCGTTCACCGATTGGAGGGTTTATGGAAGGTAAGACTTGGGACGAAGCCGCAAAGCGGTGGCTGAATGGACGGACCACCAAACACATTAAGCAAGAGCAGCACTATATAGAGGTGCTCTCGCATTACTTGGGTGGCCTGCCTCTTGGCCGTATCACAAAGGGGGTGTTGGCGGATCTTCGCGATGACATGCTGAAGACCCGCGCTGTGTCTACCGTCAACCGTTACCTGACCGTGCTGCGGTCAGTGCTTAACATGGCGAGGGACGAGTGGGAATGGATCGACACCGTACCCAAGATCAAGAGGATGGAAGAGACCTCGAGGGTTCGGTACATCGACAAGGATGAAGCCCGTCGCTTGATCAGAGAGCTGCCGTCACATCTGAAGGACAAGGTTATCTTCGCCCTCACCACTGGACTTCGGGACGCCAACGTCCGCGAGCTCCGCTGGGAAGAGGTCGACCTTCAGAACAGGATGGTGACGATTGTCGGCGAGAAGATGAAGAACGGGAAGCCGCTCTCTATCCCTTTAAACGACACCGCCTACGACGTTCTCTGGAAACGGTTCAGAGCCAAGGACAAGAACGCTGAGTGGGTGTTTGCATATGGCGGCAGGCCAGTGCAGCGCAGTAATACGAAGGCGTTTAGGAAGGCTCTGAAGAGGGCTGGGATAGAGAACTTCAGATGGCACGACCTACGGCATACGTGGGCCTCGTGGCACATCCAGAAGGGTACTCACACCGCAGCCGTTCGGGAGATGGGTGGTTGGTCGGATGACAGGATGGTCCAACGCTATGCGCACTTGTCGACAAAGCACCTGCGCAAAGTGGCGGACAACGTCGGATCGCTGTAAGAAAAAGGGGGCTGAATATCTGTGGATAAACAACCCCCGTATTCCATAAATTACGTGAGCAAAACCACGTAAGTTATTGATTGGAGCGGGTAACGAGGCTCGAACTCGTGACCTCGACCTTGGCAAGGTTGGAGGCACCCACAACGAGGAAACCCCTTGCCGCTCCAGTACTTACGCGATAAACCTTACGGGACTGTGATGCGCTTCGGAAGTCAGTGTATCACAGTCACTTTTCCAGAATAAAAAGCCCCCGTTCCTAATGTGGTTCGGGGGCTTTTTTATTAGCGCTTCTTGTAGTCGGCTATCTTCTGATTGAACTCGACCATCAACATCTGCATTTCTTCAGTGACGTAGTCGATCTCTTGCTGCGGCGCACCATCTTCCTTGAGCTGCTTCTTCTCCTTGCGCAGCTTGCTGATGTCGCTCTCGTAGTCCTGTGCTTCCTCAAAGAAGTCGGCCTCTGGGTACTCTTCGAAGTACGAGGTCGTGTCCTTGCCGTCCTCCTCCATACCCTCGACCGTTTTCTTGTGGCCGTTCATTTCCTTGATGCCGTCATAGAACCGGCCAGAGATAGCTGAGGCCTCGTTGGCGTCACCGATCATCCGACCCACCACTGGGATTTTGTAGTTGGGCAGGTCTTCACCGGTGACAGCAGCTTGCGCTGTAGCCATAGTGTTGAGGACTAGTCGACCGACGCCGCCAGTTGCTTGTCCGATCAGGTAGTCGATTTGGTCACCGGTCGGGCTAAGTGTTCCAGCGGTATACCCGTTGCCACCCGTTACATAATCTATGGCTCGAGCAACATAGTCGCCAACAGCGCTGACGCCTTCCTTGTTCCGCTCGTACCCTGCCGTAGGGTCAAGGCTGTTGAAGTCCTTGCGTGCGATATCACGACCGGCGAAGTCCTTGTTTTCAGCTAGAGCTGCCAGAGGGTCCAGTACCGTTGGAGTGACGGTCTGAAGTGACAGGCCAGCGTTACCGATTGGGTTGAAGGAGTCCGCCATCATTCCCATCAAGCCAATGATCTGTTCCGGAGCCTTTTCACCACCAGACATGAAGAATTCCACCGACCGGCGTCCAAAAGACGGGATGACGTGCAGGCCCAATGGCATAGGAATGGCGAAGTACTTCTTGCCCCCAAGCGGGATCACGAGGTTCTTGTCCTTCAGCCAGTCTGGGATCTCGTCGTCGATACCGGCTGCGGCCAGAGCCACCGCCTGAGCAACACCAAGGAGTAGGCCACCGGCAATGATCTTCTTGCCAGCCGGTCCCTTCAGGGTTTCGGCTAGACGTGCGGTACCCTGAACACTGGCGTTGAAGAAGGCATAGAAAGCACCTGCCTGAGCTCCAACCACACCCTTGCGGTTGAAGTTTACGGTGAGGTTCTTAGCAATGCTTGCCGCCTCAGCCTTGGACAGGCCAGCTTCCTTGGCCGTCTTATAAGCAGACAGGCGGACGCCGTTCTCGATTGCCTCGTTGAAGTCTGACAGCCAGTCAAAGACAGGACCACCGACCTTGGTCGCCACTTGGCGAAGCTTGCTACCGCCAGTCAGCTCGATCTCGATTGCGTCTGCACGATCCTTTGAGGTGGTGAACAGGTCGCGGAAACCGGTCTTGCCACCCTCGAGCTCGAACTCATCAGCAAGCGCTGCCCAATTCGTGGTGGCCGTCTTGCCGCTGCGCTCAGACCGGAGATCTCGATACATGCCCAGCGCCGCTGGCAGTGCATTGCCGATCACCTGCCGCTGCTTACCAGCGATAGGGGTCGAGGACAGGTTGATCGTTGCGCCACCAAGATCTCGCATTAAGTTGTAGAGACCGAAGGCAGGGTTGTATTGCGTGTTGATGGCTGCGAAGTAACGAGTGACTTTAGCAATGCCACTGACAAAGGCACCCATCTGGAATGCATCGATGTTCTTCAGCGCCGTCACCATACGCTGCGAGCGTGGGTTGCGGCTGTTGAAGGCGATGAACTTGTCTTCGCCATTGATGCGGGTAGCCATGACAAACGGCGAGCTCATGAACAGGCTGTTCGGACGCTTCACAAGACGACCGCTGTTGGTGTCCATGTAACTGGTCATTGGAGCGCCCATGACGTTCTCTGCGTCAGCGGGGTCCATACCAAAGTCGATCAGCTTCTGCTTAGCCTTTGCTGCATCTGCGCTCTTGGGATCGATGACGAACCAGAACGAGTCATTCGGATTTTGCAGGGCGAGTGCGGTCAACGCATTGCCCACGCGATTGCGTTCACCGCGACTGATTACCCGTTCACGCTGCATTGCAATGTTGGCAAGGATGTCGACGACGCCAAGCTCTGACCCAAGTGCGCGGCGGGAAGAAGATCCGCGAACCGACATGCCTTGACCGCTTGATCCTGCGCCGTCATCCTCAAAGCCCTCACGCTGCAGAGGTACGTAGTTCTTGTACGTCTTGTTCCAGTTGTCGATGGTCTCTTGGGTCTCGAGGCCATACTTAACCATCATGTCTTGCGTGCTCTTCGTGATGGCATCAACACGACCAGCCAGCTTCTCGAGCTGACTGCGACGGGCGTTTGGCAGACCTGCAAGATAGCTGTCGGCCTCTGCATCAGACATGCCTGAGCCATTGTCCTGCATGTCCGGATTGATCTTACGGATCTGCGCGTTCCGCTCTTTGGCGTGACGTGCATGCAGAAACTTGTCGAGCATCTCGAGAGGGACGCCCTTAGTCTTCATTTCCTCGAGCAGTGGGTTCAGCTCACGCTGGACGAAGTCCTTGGCACGCTTTGCGGCGCGACCATGAAACAGCTCTTCGGCACGATAGACGTCGGTCGTTTCGCTGATCCTGCCGCCAGCATCCTTAATGTTCTTCTGAATCCGCTTAACGTCGATCAGCTTGTCCTGAAGGTTATAGATAACCTCATCGAGCTTGTCTGGAGCTTCACCGCCAAAGTTGTAGTTGTCGCTGCGGAACGAATAAGCAGGACGCAGAGCCTGTGGCCCAGTCTGACCACCGCCCCTGCCACGACGGCCAGAGTACTGAACGTCGCCACCCTGCGCAGCCACGGCTTGGTCATAACTGTCGGTGTACTCACCCTCGTCTGAGCTATACAAGCCCTCGCGGTTCTGATCGTAGGACATGAAGACGACGTCAGGTTCGCCGCCATTAAATGCTTTGAACGTATCCTTGTCCCAGTCGTCAGGCTTGAACTCGTCATTCCAGCGCATGCGAGCGACGGCCTTAAAGCCGCTGACGGAGTAGATCGATGGCAGTACTGTGTCGAAGGCGTCTAGCTTGCGACCGCCAAGGGCAACAGCCATGCGGATCATGGAGAATGCCACGCCGCGATCAGCGCTCTTCGGTGACTTGAAGGCGCTTACGATATCGTCGCCCTTCAGCGCAAAGCCAGATAGGCCATCCTTAGTAACGAACAGGCGCATGTCCTGATATTCGTTCTCTGGATAGACATAGACCGAAGCCCCGAAGCGGTTGTCCTGCTTCGAGTCGTTAATCAAACGGGTGTATAGCTTGCCTGCGGCCTTGCCGCGAGTCAGCTCATGGAATTCTGGAGTGTCAAATCCGTTCTCGTTGAACAGATCTTTGACGGGAGTCGAGTGCGAGTAAGTAGCTGTAACAGGTACGCGACCGATTACAGAGTCCGCAAGTACTCCTCCGCTTCGGCGTCCGACATTCCCTTCTGCTGGAGATCCTTCTTCAACTCGAGGAGTCCCTTCGAACCGGCTGCGAAGCTTGGTTGCGAGGTCTTGGTCGGCGCG